TGACGTTTGCACGCTTAAAACGTGCATGCGATGTCATGTTCAACATTATAATTCAGAAATGGCTGATGCACATAGGTGCCCTCAGTGTGGAACCACAATACCTTTTCACCATTTTAGGGGTGCTGAGCATGTTTATATGCGGCACCTTGAAGCTTTCAATGACGTTCTTCCACCTTATGAGCCTGAAGAAGATCAAGGATATTTTGTGGGTGGTCCTAACATTGTTAGACCACCCATGACATGGTCTAAGAAATTTGAAGGGTTTTTGGGTGTGTGGAATGCAGTCCTGGTTTTGTTTTGGGACTTGTTTGACACAATACGGTGGGCCGTTAATTCGTTGTGTGAGCACAGATTGTGTGAACTTGTGTATCGTGAAGCCGAGTGGTATGTTAAGTACACCACCAGTGATTTGTTCGTTGAGGACTGTGAGGATAATATTCGCGGCCACGTTGTCCGTCAGATGGTCAGAGATGACTTTGATGACAGATTGGTGGACAATAATGGTGGTAGAAGACTTATTATCGTCATGCAAAATTTCAAGTTCAACTACTATGTGTTCCGTGAGTGGTTATTGCGTGGTCCCCTCATGAATACTGCAACCTCAGAGTTTTATCTCGCGAAGTGCGATGCTTATGCACGCACGGGTTGCAATGTCAATGGGGGGTTCACCACGCGATTGCCATCGACGGCGTTACCGGAGATATCTAGGTGGTGGATTGGAAAAGGGTTGACACATGTCAACTACTTGTTGTCCATAAATGCTGTTAAAGCATGGACTCGTCCGCTTTCCTATTTGTCGGCCCAGGAATTAATGGAATCAGAGCTCATGTTGCCCATTTTAGCTATGTACTATTATGATCAACCAGGTCGGGACAGTTTAAGAGCACAAATGGAGGAATACTCCATTTATGCATATATTCTGGCTCTTCTTTGGTTTTTTGTAGGATTTTTCAGTACGCAGATGAAGGAAGCACATGTGGTTATGTCCATTGTAATCGTGGGTGGTGCTATTATCATTAATAGTCGTTTGTTTTTTAATGTCATTCGTGAGGAATTGTTTAAGTGTATTGTAGCCTTAGTTTTTTCAATGTTCCCATTTTCTTACTTCTTTGGTGCGCTGTTTCTGGCAATCTTGGAAGTTATTTTGGGTGCAAATTTACTTAGTGTTATAAAACACATCTCACTGTGCATGTTTCCGTTGCCAATTCAATTGGCCTTGCACATGATAAATAATCAGTTTTTTAGTCCCATGAATGTTAGTTATTATTTAACAAACAGTCGTGTTGTTGCTGGGGATGTCAGAGATGGTGCGAGCGTTACCATGCCGCCTCCATTGTCCATAAAAAAAGATCCCAAACTTGTTCATAAGCAACAACATTTGTTTGGATTAGGTGTAAAGGGCTACAGACCAGTTGCATATGCAAATAATTTGCATAATCAAGAGGCAGCAGTCAGGGCTCGTATAACCAATCCAACCCCCGAACCAGATGGAAATGTGTTAGAGAGGTTTCGTTTGTTTGTTCGTCGTAATATTACTAAAATTTTCGGCGACAAAGTTAAAATTGAAAGCCTCAGTTTTGAAACATATTTACTGCGTAGTAACGCTACTCCACGCGTGAAACAGCAGCTTCGGGAACAACACGAAATTCTGGTTCAGCAGGGTATTGACGAGTGCTCAAATTTAAACAAAAATGAGTTACACGAATTCACGAAGCGTGAAGCATTCGTCAAAGTGGAGAACAACGTTTACAGAACGCCCATGGGTTCCAAAAATAAGGCACCAAGGTTAATCCAGGGGGGTTCTAAGGCTTTCATATGTATTGTAGGTCCATGGATGGCAGCCTTCCAAGGATACATAAAGTCTAAATGGAATCACAAAAATCACATTTGTTTTACTAGTGGTGTCACTAGCAAACGTGTGTTAAACGTTGTTAATAAGCCTGGAAGGAAGTTTCTGGAAGATGATGTTGGATCATGGGATTCGAGTGTTTGTGGGGAACTATTAGAAACTGAATTGGAAATATTCAGGTTCTTTGGTGCCCCTCAGGCCGTTCTTCAGCTAATTGAAGAAAATATAAAAACCCATGGCTCAACATTAGGTGGCATACGCTATAAGAGGAAGGGCATGCGGAAAAGTGGTGATCCATACACGTCCGTTGGCAATTCTATATTGAATGGTTTAATACATGTCTTCATTTTTTGTGAAGTTAACGTGTGTACGTATGCACAGTCCCGGGAAATGATTTCTATGGCTGTTCAGGGAGATGACAATTTGTTGTCACATGTGGGGCCGGAGATAGATTTCAAACAGTGGATGTTACTGTTTGGTTTTGATTCTGTGGCCCTGTATCGTGACAACATAACTGATGCTGAGTTTTGTTCTTGTGTGGTTTATCACACAAAGCAGGGTTTGGTGTTGGGCCCAAAAATCGGCAAAGTCATGGCAAAAGTGGGGTTTTTTGTTAACCCACCTTGTCATGTTAGTCAAGCGTCTCTTGTGCGTGGGACTGCTTTGGGCATGTTGACTTCCTGCAACCATATCCCACCTCTTCGTGCTTACATGCACCGTTTGTTAGAGTTGACAGACGGAGTCATACCTTGGTTCTCACAGGCTGAGGAGTGGAAAATGAAGCATGAAACATATGAGGAGGTTGAGGAAACATGGTTGCTTCTTGATCAACGTTACAGGTGGAGTACGGACCTGCAGAAGTTGTTCGAGGAGGATTTGAGAAATGCTAAACTAGGTGACCTAATGGCAAGCAGTTGTGCACAATATTTGTGTGAAATTGATACTGCAGGGCCAAAGGGTTCCTGGTAATGCCTTTTGCGGAATAAACACGATTAAAGAAAGTATAAAAACTACTATCTCCGCGTAACGTGTGTTTATAGTCAACCTACGTGGTTGAGTGCGTGTGTGGGCACTGCGTGGGACCCCGCTTGGGTCCAAATTTGTAATTTAAAGTAGGAGTTATCTTAAAACCCAGCCGTCATGCTTCTGAACTGTCTTGATGAAATAAGTGCATGTAAACGTATTGGTCTTTCTGGTCCGACCGCTGAAAAGTGGAGTCGATTGCAGTTTGATCAATGAGTGCACATTGTTCAATGCCGAATGAGTAACACGCAGTCAACCGAGTGTAACGCACACAGTCGTTGAGAGCAAAAGAGGAAACAAAGAAGGGAAACACCATCCCGTATTTGTTCGCAACGCCAATTTTCGTTTAAAACTGTTGTGTGGTACAGTGTAATCTTGGTCGATGACTATGATGGTGAATGTAAGCTAGAACGTACGTAACATTATGTCGCAACCAATCAAAAAACTAGAGAAAAAACTAGTCAAAAAAGAAAAAAAACAAGTACAACAAGTGAAGGCAGCCGTGAAAAGTGTTGCCAAACAATCCCTGCTTCATAACCCAGCAGGTAAAATAAAGGGTAAAGTTGGGTATTTTTCGGATTTCCTTGGGGGGTTGGCTAAAGCAGCTCCTGCCGCGATTTCTGGGTTTGTTAAAGGTGGTCCGTCAGGTGCCCTGGCTGGTGGGTTGGGGTCGCTACTTTCAGGGTTTGGGGATTATAGATCCAGAGCAGCCAAAAACGCATACACGCCTATGGCTATGGGTGATGCCGCCGGTGGCGGCCCAGGGTCATTTGTAGGTGGATCGGCTCCAAGGATGAGACATAGGGAATATATTTGCAATATTTACTCGTCAATTGCCTTCGCTTCAACAACTTATCCAATACAAATTGCGATAGGTGGCGAGGGGTCATTGTTCCCATGGTTGTCTACTATGGCCGACAGTTTTCAGCAATACCGCCTACATGGTATGGAACTTTATTTTGAGTCCACGTGCAGTAATGTGTCTGCAACTACGAATACTGCTTTGGGAACTGTAATGATGAGCACCCAGTATGAGGTTACTTTGCAACCACAGTCTTCATCTCAAGAAATTCTCAATAGTGAATATACGACCAGTGAAAAACCTACCGAGAATTTTTACCATCCTATTGAGTGTGATCCCAAACAAAATGCCATTGCCGTTCTCTATACACGAATTGCATCAGCACCGCAAACGTCCTTCACAGACTTGGGCAACTTCCAGGTGTCAACAGAGGGAATGCAGGCTAATGGTGTTCAAATTGGTAAGCTGTGG